AAGGCATTTAGAAATTTTAAACTAAAACAAAGATAATATACAATATAATTGTAAATCTAAAAAGAGGAGAAAGAAAATGATTAGTAAAGAGTTGTTAAGTGAAGTGTTAGGTATTAAATACAGTTTTAAAATAGAGGATTACAACGAATCAAATCTAAATAATTTAGAATGGTGGCAAAATGAAATATACAAAGAACAAATGCACACGATTAACATCTATGAATTAGCTCATAAATGTAAAGAATGGGCATTTAAACAAGGATTCACAATAGTTGATGGATTTGACGAGCTAGGGCAAAATATTTGCTATATTATAAGAATAACTGGCTATACATTAGATTCGTATTATGAACAAGCATTAAATTATAAAAATGCTTTTAGTGCTTGTCAATGGATATTAGAGAATAAGGTATCAAAATGACTTACAAACAGTGGATAAATAGAAACTACGATAGATTAGTTTCAGAGTATGAAGATTACTTTGATGGTATAGATAAAGAGATTGATGTACCAAAAACTTTAGATGAGTTTATCTTAGATAAATGGGATAGTTTAGATTTTTATGTTGAGAGAGAAGAGCAATGAGCGAAAAACTAAAAATAATATTATTAAAAGCATTACTTTTTGGTTATGCTGAAATAACAAAAGAAACAACTGATTCAAAAAGTCACGATGAGTTGTTTTATAAACAAGCTTTAGAAGTCGCAAAGTATTTTAAAAAGCAAACACCTGAGAAGTTACTTAAATCAGATAGAGAGCTACTAGATAAAGTTTACAGAAAGTTTGTATCATTTGATGCTGAATACTTTAATGATAAGCTAGGGAGTCCTTATTTATGTATGATAACTTTACTTGATTATTTAATAAGTGAACAAAATGATTTAATTTTAAAAAGTAAGTTTGGGCATTGGAATTTTAAACAAATAGATAATGAATTATCTAAAAGTGAAAGTCTGAAAGGTGTTTATTTTGACTCAACAAGATATTTACAAAAAGTAAAAGATATGTTGGGAATAGAAGATGAAATTATAAAGGAAGAAAAATGGAAAAATGTGAGGTTAAGAGATGGAATTAAAATACAATAATTGCAGATGGGCAAAACCTGATGATTTAGAAAGAATGTGTTTGAATTTTGCTGTTGATTTACTTAATGTTGATGATGAAGATTGTAAGAAATGCAGTCACTTCTTTTCATATATTGATGAAGAAAATATTAAGACTGTTGATGAAGATACGGGAAGTTTGATATGAAAATAGTTTATATTGTAAGATGTGGTTATCATTATGAACACGACCACATCTTCGGAGTATTTACATCTAAGTATAAAGCTAAAAAAGCAATTAAAGAAGATTTAGAAAAATATAAAATTGAAAAATCATTATTACATTTTTACAATGAATCTTTAAATGGATATATTAATATTGAAAATTATGAGGTAAAATAAGATATAATACCAAATGAACGCCTAGCCACTATATATACGCTAGGCTTGTTTATTATGCTTTTAAAAATAATTCTTTTTCTTTTTGTCTTCTTAAAACTAATCCATTTAAAATTTTTCCATTAGCTTGATTCCAACGACCGAACTCTTGCGAAGTTCCTATATAATCAGATAAATTTAACTTTTTTAAAAGTGTACTCCAATTGAAATTTTTATTACCTATGTTGTAAGCAAATGATACTAAAGCATCAAATTGGTTTTGACTTAAAGGAACTTTTACAACTTTGTTAATATTCTCACTAAAAGTTTTGTTAGCTATAAACTCTAATAATTCAGTAGCTCTTTGTTCTGTAATTGGTTTATCTTTTAAAGTTACTTTTGTACCATCTTCATAGTATGTATTTCCAAAGCCTATAGTTGGAATATTTACTGCATCTAAATATGGCTTAAGCGAAAGACCTTCAAATTCTTTGATTAAATTTAATCCATTGTTGCTTATTTTCATTTGCTTTCCTTTAATAATTGATTTTTATCTGAACTGCTTTTTGAACTACCAAAAAAATAGTTAATTATAGTAGCCACAATTGTACCAAGTAGAAATCCAAGCGTAGTATCTGCAAATCTAACATTAGCTTCAGGAATAGTTAAAAATGTAATTAAGAAGATATATCCAACTGCAACTAAAGACCAAAATGTAGCAAGATAATAAACATATCTTTTGCTAAATGTATCGTCTTGTTGTAGTGCTACTTTTTGCATATCTCTTGCATCATTAGTATTTTCAAATTCTAGTTTAAACTTTTCAAAATCAATCTTCATAATCTCAATTTGAGAATCCATAATCTTTTGTTTGTCTTCTGCTGTTAATTCTTTTGATTCTAAATCAATTCCAGTAACAGCCTTAATCCCTTTTTTAACAAGTGGTAAACCGATTTCACTAATTAGATTATCTACAAAATCAATACCTATCATATTAATCCTTTTTAATAAAATTTAATATTTGTTGTAGTGATGTTTCAACTCCATCAAAACGCCCGTCAATATGTTTTTCAAATTGCCTAAACATTTCTTTAGATAGATATTTTTCATCTACTTCTTTAGCTGTTATTGCTAATTCTGCTTTAGTGTTTAATCTTACTAAATCATCTCCGTGAGTATCTAATCTTCGGTGATAAGCGTCCATTTTATTATGCAGCGTTTCATTGTCTTTGGTAATAGTATCAACTTTGCCTTTGTAATATCCAACTGTTATAAAAAATATAACTATTGTTACTAAATTTGCTACTATCCAACCGCTAAATTCCATACTAAACCCTTATTATTTTATTACTTTATTATAGCAAATAAAAAGACACTAAAAGTTACACATAAAGATTGAAAAAATCCATAAATTAACTCTTGCCTATGCCAGTTATCTGTACAAACCAAGTATTTATAATTAAATCTAAAAGTAAACTTCCTGCTTAAAATACACGCAATTGGAAAGCCTATCCCTAATAATATTCCAATAATTATAGCTTCAAAATAGTTTATTAATCCAATATATGCAAATAATAAATATAAAGGCAACCACCAATACACGCCCCTAATAGATAAAGCTAAAATGCTATATTTATAAGGATTAGACTGATTTATAAAATAGTTTGCTGTTTGATGAATAAATGGAAAATTACTGCCTTTTTTATTTGCTTCAAATTGTTCTTTATCGTAATTTTCAGGATAAGTTAAATATCCCACCCATTTACCAAATGCTAAAGACTCTCCGGCTAAAAATAAAGCTGTTGCAACAACCCCATAAATAGGATTAGATAAAATCGAAACTAAAACAAAAATATATAAACAATAAATCATTGTTCCAGTTATATTAAAAATTGAGATACTGAATATATCTCCAGTACCTCGCCATCTGTTTAATAAAATCTCAATCATTGATTATCTCTAATAAATTTTCTTGCTTTGCTTCTTTCATTGATATACCACTCTAAAGTATTGTCATTGTCTTCAAATTCATAGTATGGCAATACTTTTTTATCAGATTTATCTAAAAAATGTTTAGTTTCATTGATTTTGTTTTGAAGTTCTTGATTTGCAATTTCTTCTTGCGTTCTCCAATCAACTTTATCAAAGCTAACATTTTCTCCATTAATAATGATTTTATTATAGCCTTGTGCTTCAAACCAAATAGCATTTGATACTTCAATATTTAAATCAGTATCGCCTTTTGCAAATCCTAGAACTTTTCCTTGTTCGTTGTAATTAATTATATATTTCATTAGTTTTCCTTTTATCTTAATTCAGACCATCTCTCTATAGTCATTAGATAAGATTGATATGTAGACCCTGATATTACTTGAAAATCAATACCTTGTGCAACCGCAGTGCTCGAAAAATATGTTCCCAAAAAAACACCATAGCCGTCAATTAAGAACTGTGGTCTAGTACTCAAAGACGAAGAGAACAGGGCAACTGAAATTTGAATATTTCTTTTTGTATTGTTTGAATAATTAGTGTCTGCTGCTCTGCTCGATGTAACATCAACCCAGCCTTGCCCCAATCCGATAGGAGCATTATACCACTTAGCCAATAATTTAACAGTTACTCCAGTGTCTCCACTTCTATTAGCCACATTTTTAGAAGTGTTTTTGTTTGCATGAGCTTGATTAACAATGATATTATTTGCGTCTGTAATCACTTCAATAGTAAATTCAGAATTATTTTTAGCATCATTTGCTCCGCTAATTTGAATAACATCTCCAATTTCTACACCAATACCAATTCCAGTTAAATTAATATTGTTTGTTGTAGCTGTAAATGTAGCTGTTCCAGTTGCTATGATTGGAGTTAATTTTGAATACAAATTATCAAAATAAGTTTTTAATGTAGCTTTTATATTTGCCCAGCTTAACTTTTTACTTGCATTAGTTGCAGCACTATCTGCAATAATAATCATATCTGCATCAACTGGCGTTGTTTTTGCAGTTAATCCATTTATTAATGCACCAAAAGATGATATTAATGTAGCTTTTATATTTGCCCAGCTTAACTTTTTAAGTCCAAAAGATGAAGCACTATCGCTTAATGGAAATAAATCTGCATCAACTGGAGTTGCCTTATCAGTTTGAGTATTTAATACTTTTGGTGTAAAAGTTGCATCAATATAAGCTTGACTATAACTCCCCGTTACTGCTTGACTCTTTACTTGCTCCCATTTTAAATTAATATCTGCTTCCGTGTCATTTAATTCCGTTGCGTACTGATTTAATGCTGCTGTATATGCACCAGCTAATAAATCTTGTGCCGTTTCTTGTGCTAAAACAAAATCATCACGCTCTAAAACTCCCCTATTAGGAAAATTCAAACTTGTAGGTATTGTAGTTGCTATTCCCATTATTTACCTTTTTTATTTAATTTTACCATAACTAAATAGACTCTAAAATCGACCAAGTCAAAATAGTTTTATCGTTGTTTGTAGCTATCGGTTGCATCTCTTGCATAACTCCAAGTGTAACTATGTTTTCAAAAACAGATGATTCTGTATCATCAACTATAAAAGCTACAATTTCATCTTTATATTGTTTTGCTTTTCTTCTTAAACTCATTAAATTGACTGTATCTATTGAAGTTTCAAAATCTATTAAATCTTGGTCTGCTCGTTTAGTAATTGACATAATCCCAAAATCATCAGTTGTTCTTAAACTAAATGATTGCCAACCTAGCTTAACACCCTCAACTGTTTTACCCATATTTATTGCAGTTCCACCAACTAAAAAGCCAACCGAAACACCAGGGTAACTACCTTTTAAAAATGAAACTCTTATTTGTGTTCCAGCTTTTATAATATTGAAATATTTTGCTTTATCCGTTGAATCTGAATAAGGTGCGTAAATATAATCATAATAATCAAACACATCTTCATTTATTGATTGATAATATTCTTGCGTTAATAAAACATTATTACTTGCATCTAAATTTTCAATCCTAACAGTTTGAGCAGTAAAATATCCAATTGCAATAGTATCTATGTAGTTAGCTGGAAATTTAACGATTAAATCATTTCCAATTACGGTGGTTTTAGTTTTAGATTGAGTATCTATCAATGAGTAATAGTTAGATGTTCCAAACTTAACCCAGTAAGGACTTTCATCACTAGGAATGTTATTTAAATTGGAAGTGAAACTATTTTTCCAAATATAATTTCCATATAGGACATTATCACCTATATTATAAGTAGTTACAGGACTCCAATCTGCATGCTCAGGAGTAACTGTTGCACTTGTATAGCTTGTAATTGCTTGTTTAACAAATCTCATTATATACCCTTATAAATTCCGATTGCTACAATGCAATCTTTATCAAATATATATGTTTTACCAGCAGATAAATATGACTCATCATCAAAAGAAGTTAAAAATTGAACACCACCATTTATTGAAACTGATACTTTATCTGTTTTAATTTTTAATACTGTTGCAGTTGGATATGCACTAGTAATTGAAGCACTTGTATATTGTTGCCCTTTATTAACTGCTAACGCACCGAGATAATCTATTGCGTGATGTTGTGCCATATTAATCCTTATTTATTTTGTAAACATATATAAAATGATGATAAATTATTTGAATAATATTTTAAAACTCTAAGACCTAGATTTTCTAAAGATTCTATAATATCATTTATATTTTCAGCTTTTGCCAAAAAAGCACCTTTTTCATCTTTTAATACTACGCCCTTCACATAAAATCCATCAAAAAAAGAAAAATTTAAATTATCATATTTTTTATGCAATAACTCATTTGATTTTTCAATATATTCATTATCTACTTCTTTTAAGATAGTATTGTCTTTATAGATAATTGAAACATCTTTTAAATCATATTCAACATTGTTAGAATTAATTTTAAATATAACTCCATCTTTAAAGCTTATACTATCAACTTCTTTAATCTCATTAGTTTCTTTTATTTTAATAAATGGTTGATTATCAAAATTCATCTAATCCCCTTTTTTTATTAAATTATATCATAAGCCTAAGCCTATGATATTAATGCTCTTGTAGCTGATAAAGTCTTTAACTGCGTAGCTGTTTGAGTTGTATTTAATCCGTTTAAATATTCTAATTGAGTTCGCATTTGTTTTAACTCATTTACGATCACACTATTTTCATTAAAGCTAATTTTTAAAGTGTCGTTAATCGTACCTAAAGTTATATCAGGGGCATTTACTACACTTGATAATTTATTAGCAACTACTTTTTTTGCAAATTGAACTTCAGCACTTGTTGAAGCTGTTCTTGTAACTGTGTCAATATATGCTTGTGCTGTTGATAATGTTGTTTGTCCTATACTTTCTAAATCGCTTGACCCTTTAGCAATTGCATCAATCATATTATTAAATGAAGTAGCAAAAGTTTTGAAAGTTGTACCACTTGAAGCTGTTACGGTTGTACCCAATAAATCTTTAACAAATGAACTTATGTTTTCCAATAAAGATGCTTTACTGCTTGATGTGTTTTCAAACAATTTAGCAAATGAATCACTTAATATTATTAATCTTCCGTATAATTCTTGACCCGATTCGCTTGATACATCTAATGATTTAATTAAGTTAGTAAATCCCTCTTTTGATGTAGGCATTGCTAAGCCTAATTTTGCAAATTCAGCAGTCATAAGTTGTGTTTGAAATGCTAATTGTTCTGTATCACTTAGGAAGTTTTCTAAGTATGAATTAACACCATTTGCAAGTTCTTCAATTCCTCCAGCACCTTTAATTGATGCAAAGCCTAAAGCATTAGCTTCTACTCCCATAAACCTAATAGAGCTTCTTAAAAGGTCCAAGCCTCTATAAGTATTATAAAGTTCTTCGGCTGTTCCACTTAATGTGTTAACTAATTGAATTAAGTTATTATCAACTCCATAAAGTGCTTCATCTGCTTTTACAATAGATTGATAAAGGGCTTCAAAGCCAACATCACCTTGTTTATTCATAATATCTGTATAGATTATTTTTTCAAAGCTTTTACCTAGTCTATCAGTATAATAGTCTGCTTGTTCAATTCCAGATGCAACTCTTGTTAAAGTAGTAAATAAACCCTCTCCAACGGCTTGAAATTCAACTAAAGCTGGAAATGTTGCACCTGCTAACTGGTCGCCTATTTTTCCAAATATTGCCGTTAAACTTTCTTGTATTTGTGTACCAGTTAAACCTTTTAACGATATTTTTCCGATTGATACGACAAAACTATTTAATTGACTATCAATCTTATCACTACTTTCCCCTAGTGCTTCACCAGCTAATGAAACCGAATCATAAATTGATTTTAAAACTAATGAAAATTGCCTTTCAGTTTCGGTAAAACCAGCCATGTCCTCGAAAGATGTTGTTATTTTCTTTTTAGTGCTTGTACTGCTACTAAACCAAGACTTTGTAGTAGTAGTAGTTTTTTTCTCTATGGTTTGATACATACTTCCATATATTTCCTCAATAGCCGTACCTAATAACTGGTCTGCAAAATAAATTCCTGAATCTGTTAATTTTGTACTAACAGTAGTAGATGATTTTCCAAATATTCCGTTTGCAATAGAGCCTACTACTTTAGAGATAGACTTCAATCCTAATGTAGCAAGTCCTCCCGTTTGTGCAGGTAGTACAGAATTAAACAAATCCTCTATTTTCCCTATTCCCTTGTTTGCAACATTTTGGAATGAAACGCCTAGTCCTTGCCAACCAGTATCAGTTGATTTAGGTGTAAAACCAGCACCAAAAGCAAAACCCCCTGTTTGGACTAATAATGCACTTACTCCTCCCATCTTTTGGTCGATAGATTGCAAACTAGCTGCCATTTGTTGAGCTATTCTATATTGTGGTTTTGCAAAATCTTCTAAGATTTCTAAGCTTTTAGTTATTGATTCACTTTGTTTAGCTTTATCCCCTAATGATGTTCCCGTTCCAGTATTTGCAACTTGTGAAGATGCTGAATCACTAGAAATAGAGGTTGTAGTTTTATTCATTCCGAACGCTACACCAATATTTTTCATTAAAGAGCCAACCATCGCAGCCATTGCCACCATTCTAGGAATAGCTGTGTAAGGGTCGCCCGTTCCTTGTGTTAATATTGCTCTTGTTGCTTCAACTAATGCTAAAGCTGTTGATGCTGCTTGAAATGCTGCAGCTTCTTTTGAGCCTTTTTCAAACATATCAGCCATTGCACTTGAAATATTTGCATATCCATTTATTTGGTCTTTTCTAAATTGTTCTTCGTTTTCAGCTTCTTCTTTAGAGCCTTTAGTAGCTTTATTTCTGTTCTCTTGATATTGTTTAGTTGCATCGTTTAACTCATCAAATCCCTTAGTTATTTTTGCAACTGCTCTATTATCTCCCTCGGTATCAAGTTTAATAGATTTTCCATAATCAAGTTTTTCTTTTGTATTCTCTATTTCTTTATTCCAAGACTCATAAAACAACTTCATTTTTTCTTCATCAAACATAGGATTATTTTTAATAACCTCGTACATTTCAAGATATTTATTATTTATTTTGTCTATTTCGCTAGTTGCTACTTCTTGAGCTTGTTTTAATAATTCCGTTACACCCGTTAAATCTTCTGCTTTCTTTTGATAAGCTTCATTTAAAGCGTTCATTTCTTCAGCAGAAAAAGAATCTTTTACAACATCATACATTTTCACATATTCATCAGCTAACTTTTGAACATCACTTGTAATCATATCTTTAGCATCTTGAGTAACTTTTTTGATATTCTCTTGATGTTCTTTTTCTAGTCTTTCTAATTCTTTTTGCTTATCTTTTTGAGCGTCTATCTGTTCTTTGTTTGCTTTGTCATTAAAATCTTTAATAGCTTGTTTTTCTTTTTTATTTATAGCTTCTAAATTTTCTTTATTATCTTGACCTTTTTCTTTTAAATCTTTTCTAAAAGCTTCGTATTCATCTCTAATAACTCTGATAGGGTCAATTGCTTTTTTTGTTGCATTTGATAAATCTTCCCATTTTCCCTTGGCTTCATTTTTTATTTCATCTATCTTTTTAAATGCACCATCATACTCGCCCACTAGCTCCGTAACCGCAGTTTTTTCTTTAGGAATTACATCTTCTGCTCTTGCTATATCTTTTCTATTAACCTCTTCTTGTAGCTTTAATTTAGACTTTAATGCTTCAAGTTCAATATTAATAGTTTTTTCGTTTGATTCTTTAAATTTATTTTGAGCTAATCCAGCTTTTCTTTTTTCAAGTTCATCAATTTTAGCTTTTAGTTTATCTATACTAATAGATTGAGCGTCATTTGATTCATCTAACATATCATTAGCTAATACATAAGCACCCGCAGCAGCACCAACGGCAGCAGCAACCCAACCAATAATAGGAATAGAAGTTTGTAACAATAATATAGAAGTTCTTAATGCAAGTACGGATGTTGTAATTGCTCCTATTCCAGTAGCTATCCCACCTGTAACGGCAAATCCAATATATGCAGCAGCTACAGTTTTTAATATCGTTCCAGTTGTATCAAGTGCTTCATTATGTTCTTGTATAAATTTAGCAGTTTCTTGATAGAATGAAATTATAGTTTGTGAATAAGTACCGATATTAGAGCTTAATTCAGTTATTGCACTAGCTAATCCCTTTGTTATACCAATAGCACTATCAATATCACTTATTCCTAAAGATAAATCAGTCATTGCATTAGTTGTAGCTTTAGCAACTGTTACGGGTAAAGTAACAAAATCTCTATCAATGTCCGATTTCATCTTTAAAAGTGCATTTGATACCCTAAGTGCTGTTAATTCACCATTTTCAGCCATTTTTCGCAATGCAGTTTGTGGTACACCCATTCCATCAGCCATATACTTCATTAATTTTGGTGAAGCTTCAGCCATAGAGTTAAATTCATCTCCCCTTAGAACGCCTGACCCCATAGCTTGTGCAAATTGTTGTATTGCAGCACTTGATTCTTGTGCAGACGCTCCACCTAGTTGTAAACCTTTAGAAAACGATTCTACAACTGAATTAACTTGACTTGTCGAAGCTCCTAATTGTTTTAAAGCTGGGTCTAGTTTAGTATATAAAGTAACTGTATCACTAATTGAAGTATAAGAGCTTTTTGATATCTCTAATAATTTCTTTTGTTGTGAATTAAACTCTTCCATTGAAGATGTAGTTAGCTTTAATCTTGCATTTAACAAATTCATACTATCAGCAGTTTTAACAAAATATTGTGCTGTTTGTGCCACTCCAAGAGTTGCTATTGCACCCTTTAAACTAAAGAAGGCATTTGTAAGGCTTTGAGTTTGTTTTTCTGTTGATTTTGCAGTATTAGTAAGTTTGTTTAAGTCATTGGTAGCTTTTACTGTATCAGATGTATCTACCTTGATTTTTAATGATGCTACTTCTGTACTCATATTAAACCCTTTTTTATTTATATTTTATCTAAATTAAAATGTTGAAATTTGTGCGATTTACTATTGACTTATAAAACATGTTTGTATATAATTACATATATCAAAAGAGGAAAGAAAGTATGAAAACAATTTTAGTAAATAATCAAAAGTTAGAAATATTAGGAGAAAGTGTTACTTCAAAAGTTGCAAAAAATGCAAAAGTTTATGAAGTTAAAAAACCAAAAGGAAATAAAATAGGAAAACTTTTTATTAGAGAAAATGGTTTTAAACATTCTTATTTATTTGGACAAGAAAATGTTCATTTTGATACTTTTGAAATAATATCTTAAGGAGTATCAAATGATAAAAGAAACAAATATTTATAATATGAAGCTACACGATGTAATTTCTGAAAGCATAAATCAATGCAGTACTCTCATATTGAAAGTACACGGAGGCTGGTTATATACATTTGATTATGGACATCAAGTAACAAGTAGTTGTTTTGTTCCAGATACAAGAGACAGTGATATAGATTATAAAACATTGGCAAAAGAATATACTCATTATATTAAAAATCATAATTCAAACAGACATTTAGATTTAACTGAATTAGATTTTGATGCAGAACAAATACAATGGATAGAAAGCAGATTAAATGGGAAATGATTATACATTAAGAGAAATACATTTAGGAATGTTAATAACTGCACAAAGTTTAATTTTTAAAGATGATTTGACAAAAGAAAAATTAGAAAATATTAGACTGGAAATAGAGTTACTTGCAAACAAATTAAAAAAGGTTATTTTAGAAAATGATTTATTACAAAGTAATTAGAATAAAAGACAGCAAAGTTTTTTATTTTGCAAAAGAAAATGATAATGATGTTTTATGCACTTGGTTGTGTAGAGAAGATAAAAGTATAATTAAACCTTTAAAAGATGTTAGAGATTATTTATATAGATTTAGAAGATTTGTTTCTTGGTTAGATATAGAGTAAGCCACCTTAAAAAAGTGGCTTTTACTTAAATGGACTCTTAACGTTAGGGTTCTTATTATTGCTAAACGAGCAATACAACTCACTTAATTCTCTAATTAATACAACTTCATCTCCAGTCAATGGAACTTTTGCATATTCTACATAAGCACCTATTTCACTATAAGATAAAGGTATTAATCCCATTGCTCCAAATTGCCCGTAGCCTAGTTTTTGTAAATGATAAATTACAAATTCTAAACCCTCAATTTTTTCTAAGTCAATATTTTTATTTAAGTCTTTATATAGTTCTAGCCAAGTAGAGTCTTTATTCTCTTTATATTCAAAGTCAGGAGTAGCACTTAAAAAGGCTACTTGACTGACATATCGCTTTAACTTTTCTTTTTGATTTTCTGAAAATTTGAGAAATCGTTTGATTTGTCGATAATAAACTCTAATAAATCATTTGATTGTTGTAATGCTAAATAACAGTTCTCTTTAGTAAATGGCAGTTCATTATCGTTCTCATCTTCAATACCCGACCAGTCAGCAACTAAATCTGCAACCATTTCTAAAGATAACTTCATAATTAAATCAGGTCTAATATTTTTTTGACCTTCAATTTCAGTTACATTTGCTTCATCTTTCATTAAATCAATAATTTTTAATCTCATTGAGTGTTCTGCTTGTTTGCCTTGTTTAGAGTTTTTAGGATAAAGAGTTACTGTGATTCCAGTTTTTTCGTGAGTATATGGGTCGATAAAGTCAAATTTTTTAGCTTCAATATTTCCGATGTTAGATAATTTCATTTTTATTCCTTTTTTGTTTATTTTTATTATAGCAAAAAAAGAATTAATTAAAGGGGAAAATAATCCCCTCTAATATTAAGCTGTCACTTCAACTTCTGCCCCGTTTTGTTCTAAAGTAGCTTTGAATAAAACCATTTCATCATTTGCGTATGTTTTCATTTTGCTAGAACATTTTACTGGAACGATTGTGTAAGTCCCATCTGTATTAACTATAATTAGCTTTCTTGCAGATTTTGTACTAAACATTGTTTTTAACTCATTTTGACCTTTTACATCAAGTGGATCAAAAGGTGTTTCAATTGGAAAATTTCCATAAGATGGCGAACCTAAAGATTTTTCACTGTCTGCGTTTAGATATTTAGTTTCTGTAACTGCTAAAGTTGCACCAATATCACCAAGATTTTTAACTTTAAGTATCTGTTTGCCAGTTGCAATTGCTGTTACACAGTTTGCTTTAGTTGTAAGCACTGCATTATCTGCAACTAAGTAAAAGTCTGTACCTGTTGAATCTATACCCATTTTTTTACCTTTGTTTTAAATTTTAAACAGTCTTATTATACTATATTCTAAAGTTCATAAAATGCTTTATAGTTGATAGAAATAGCATAAATATATCTATCTCCAATCGTTCCTAAATTAACAGCAACGGGTGTACTTCTAATCTTGATACTAATTCCACCATTAGTTAATGTATCTCCTCTCACAAAATTATTCATGTATAATTTGACTCTATCAAGTATATCTTTAGAGCCTTTTGTAGTTGGGTATTTAAGCGTAATCTGTACTAACCCATAAGATACATATTGTTTATCATTTATATACTCGCTATCGTTATATGATGGAAGTAATGATAGTTCTTGATAAGGTACATTACTAGTTGGAGTAAATGGTACATTCTCATAAGCTGTTGCTATTGTTGGATTTATTGAATTTAGCTTGATACTGAACGCATTTTGTATTTCTATCATTTTATATCACCTTTCCATTCTATAACTTTAGTACCATTTATAATCAAATAAAAATCAACTGGATAAATAGTTTTTATTGAATCATTATCATCTAAAACCGTAACTTTTCTTAGTATTTTATTTACTGTCAATATCTTATGAGTATAAATATTTGTTTCTACTTCTATCTTATTACTGCCAGCTATTTTTTGAGCATCTTCATAAGTAAAGTCATTTATTCCTTCTTGACTAATTATATTAAGCTGTTCTTTCAATTCATTTGGTAATTGTTCATAATGAGTTGATAATAATTCAAGTAAGTTTTTAACTAAGTCAATATCTTTTACACTTATTTCTGCTACCATTTTTGCCATTTTATAATCCTTTTGCGTTATCTTTTAAAAATTTATTAAATCTTTGTACATTAATTCTAACCATACCTTGTGGAGCTTTTATTTTACTTCCACCATATTCGATATAAGCAGCATAAGGTAAGTTATTGCTAATCATATAATAGAACGGGACTTTACTATTTAATATTTTACTTTGAGCCTTAGCTGTTGCAGTGCTTCCCGTTTTATCTTCAATATCTATTATTGAATTATTTGAATTTGTGTTTAAATCTACTTGCCAGTTGCCTTTAAGTCTTCCCGAATCAACTGGGGTCGCACCAATAATTGAACTTGTTAAGTCAAATACAGTTTTTTTAATCACATTTTCTAATTTCTTTTCTGATAGATTAGAAATGTTTTTAAATGCTAGGCTAAAATCACCCATTACGAACTCTTACAAATAAGCGAATGTTTAACAATATCCTGGCCTTTAACATACAAATTACCTAACACACTATAAGTAACTCCATCAACTGTTACTAAATCGTTATTCTTGGGCATTATAGGTAAATCACTTGAAGCAATATTAACTACTATATCGTTCATACTAATCAAAGTACCGTTAATATCAGTTATCTTAGGCTTAGATATTTGAGCTGGAATATTTGAATGTACTATTTGAGTTGATACATTCTCTCCAGTATTAATATTATATGTTGTAGATATTTCTGTGTAAGTGATAATATCTCCAAATTTTTTAATAAGTTTTGATGCTGTTTTGGTAGCTTTTTTATCCAATGCTCCACTCATTGCGAAACCTTTTTTTATTTATATTTTATCTAAATTAAAATGTTGAAATTTGTGCGATTTACTATTGACTTATAAAACATGTTTGTATATAATTCCAATACAAACAAAAGAGGAGTTTAAATATGAATTATTTTAGAATTTTGCCAAATGGATTTATTAAAGTATTTGAGGGTAGTAAAGTATATACTATTTTTAAAACAAATGAGCAAATAGATAACTTAAAGGCTTTGTGTTTTATTGAAGTATTTGTGGATCAGGTGTAAACAATGAGTTCAAAAATAAATAAAAAAATGTTTGAATGTATTATGGGTATTGATGACTGTGGAAGAATAAATATTAACGATAATTGTATAACATATAACTATGGGCATAACTGTATAAATTTAGAATCGTTTTTTTTTAAATGCAAAGAGTTTGCTTTAGAGATTGGTTATGAGCTAAGAAGTTGGAATAAAACATGCGAGATAATAGAAATAAGTAGAAAATATTATATTGATGTTCCAGTAGCGAAAGGTGTAGATGAGATAGATGCCGTAATTAACGCTTCACTATATTTACTTAATGAGCTTAGTGGTTGTTCGGAATAACCGAATACCCACTAATAAGTCCTAACCAAAGAGCCACTAATCCCACTACCTAAAAGCCACGGGAGTATTAAATTAATCACAAAATTATAATTAGTTTCATCTTTTGAATATTCACTATAATGAACTTCTATTTCCCCTACTTTCTCGCTAGTAGTCAATCTTTCACTATCTGCTAATAATTCAGCACTTTTGCTCTTAATGCTCAATTCACACACAGCGTTTTTAACTCTAACTGGATAAACTACTTCATTATTTATATATCTTGGAAATGCTAAAGCTTGAGTTTCTTTTAGCTTTGTGCCTTTAAATTGGTAAGCTGATTCGAAATAATCCATAGCTTTAATAACATTAGTTTCAGTAATACCCGTGATGTCAAGTCCTCTCTTTGCTGCATAAGCTGATAAATATGCTAAATCAATGTAGCTTTCTGCATTATCTAAACCTTCGCCCGTTTCGACAATTAACATATTAGTCCTTTTTTATGTTTATTATACCATTTATAAATATTTGAAAGTTTTAGTTTTTAATGTTAGTTTAAAAGATATTTTTATATAATGTTAGTAATTTAGTTAAAAGAGGAGAAAGAAATGAAAATAGAATTACCATATTGTGCAAGAATTAGTATTGTTACTTATAATAATACAACTTATATTGAAATTGAAGATAGTTTTAATAAATTAAAAAAAAATTTATTAAATTCTATTTTTGCAGATGACGGAATTGATACATTAAAGGATTGCATTAATGAAGATATGCTTTCTGAGTTATTAAATTTTAATAATAAATATTTAATAAATAAGGATTCAAAGATATGAAATATATGGGAAGTAAAAATAGAATAGCAAAATATATTTTACCAATAATTTTAAAAGATAGAAAAGAAAATCAATACTATATTGAGCCATTTGTAGGCGGTGCTAACATGATAGATAAAGTGGATGGATTAAGAATTGCAAATGACATAAATCCGTACTTAATATCATTATTATATAACGCATCTTGCGGTAAAAAGTATATTGAAGATATATCAAAAGAAACATATTCAAGAGCAAGAACAGATTATAATAATAAGACTAACAATTACTTTAATGATTTTCAATTAGGATGGATTGGTTTTATGGCATCTGCCAATGGTAGATTTTTTGAGGGTGGGTATAGTGGAACTTCAAAAACAAAAACTGGCAGTATAAGAAACTACATAAGAGAAAGTATTGATAACTTTTATAAACAACTACCTAAATTAAAAGGCATTGAGTTTAAATGTAGAGATTATAGAGGTTTAAAAATTCCTAAAAATAGCATTATTTATTGCGATATTCCTTATAAAAACACAAAACAATATTATTTATCTAAAGATTTTAATTATGATAAGTTTTGGCAATGGTGTAGGGATAAAACAATAGAGGGGCATCAAGTATTTATATCAGAATATAATGCACCTATTGATTTTAAATGCATTTGGCAACAAGAAGTTAAAAGCAGTCTGTCTGCAAATGGCATTTCAGGAGGTAATAAAATTAGTACGGAAAAATTATTTACATATAGCCTTACAAATAAAGAAGATTATAACGATGAAACAGATAATCAACTAAAAGAAGATTTATTGGATTGCAATAAAATTATAAAATGTGGAATTAACTAGCCACCCTAAAAAGTGGCTTTGAGTTAATCTTTTTTAGTAGATTTTGGTTTTAAAGGCAATACTTCAACATCAACTTTTTTATAAGCTTCTGTTATTTCTTTAGAATCAGTATAAACCTTTTTACATTTTTCTAAGTTGTTGGAGTCAAAATAATAGGGTGCTATATAAGCCCCTATTAATCCATCAACAACTACATCTGAGTAGATAATAGTCATTGATTCAACCTTACGCTACATTTAATATAACACCAGCAGTTGATTTAATATCAGATGCTTTTTGTTCCCAGTTTGCAGCAGTACCGATTGCAGTAGGAGTTGGATTAACACCTGAAGCAGTTTTCCAAGAGTAACCTTTTACATTTAGTAAAAATTCTCCCTCACCTTGAATTCTCATCTTAATATTTTCTTTACCTGTTACAGTATCAGAAATTAATTGTCTTGTCGCTGTTTCAGTAGCAACAATCGCATCAGCAGTTAAACCTAAAATTGCAACACCCGTTGTCATATTTAACCCAGCAGAATCAGTCATATAAACTGGTCTTCCTAAAGTTCCTACAGACCCATTAGCAATAACACCACCAGCAACGCTATCAGTTACGACACCTAAACCAGCTCCAACTAAATCAGCGTAAGTTGTTCCTTTCATTACCCAGCAAACAATTGACTCTCTTGCGTCACCAAATGGTTTTAATGCAGTATTCAATAATGCGTGTGTAACAGTAGCAACACCCGTTCCAGTAATAGCACCAGCAGTTGCAGAAATTGCACCTTTTACAGCACCAATAGCTTGATTAAGCATATAAGCAACAATCCCAACACCAATTTGTTCACCAATTGCAGCACTAAACGCAGATGAGTCAGACCCATATCTTGTTGCATCAACCATTTTAAACTCAATTGATCCAGTTCCCCAGTACATTTTGATATTGTTTTCATCTCTTGAATCAATAGCTTTAACAGTTGCATCTGTATCAACACCTATATCTCTTCTTCCAATTAATGAAGAAATCTCTTTAATAATAGAAGTAGCTTGTAAATCTCCCATAATTGCTTGTGTAGCAACTCTAATAGCACCATTTGTTCCAGTTTCAAACATTGCAGTATTTTGCATAATCGTTTCTGTTACTGTTGCGTGTACTATATCATTATCAATTTTTAATGCCATTTTATACCCTTTTTAATTAATTTGGTAAGCTTAAATAAGCTTCTTGTCCGTTAGCTTTTATGTATTCACCTTTTTGTTGGTGACTCATTTCGCTTCTTTTTGGAGTTGAAGCACTCATATTGCCATTCGACCCAGTCGCACCCGTTCCGCTATTTGCTGGAGCTTGAATATAAGCTTTTCCATCAGCAGCAGACCATTCAGCCATAAAGTCATTAATTGCTTTGTCACCAATTAAAACATTATTCTCATTTACAGATGCTTGACCTTTTAATAAAGCTTTAACAGCTGGTAATAATTCAGGCTTAACATTTACTTTTGTAAGTTGTTCATTAAGTGAATTTTCCAAAGTTAAATTCTTTAAGTAATTTTCTTTTTCAGTTAGTGTACCTGATAACTTTTCTAAATCCTTAGCTTTCAGATTTAGTTCGCCTTTAGTTTTTGATAACTCACTTTTAAGTGTGTCATTTTCTTCTAAAACTTTGTTATAAGTATCAAAATCCAACTCTTTGTTTTTGTTTTTAGCAATTCTAAGCTCTTTTAATAGTTCACTATTTTTTGAGTTAGTCGCTTCAACTTGATTTTTTAAATCTTCAATTTGTTCTTCTAAAGTCATACGCGTATTTTCTCCACTGGAAGTAATTTTACAAAATCACAGATTTTATAATTAGTGTTAGTATATCATAATATTAAAGTTATCCTTTTTATAAGGAAATGAATTTTATATTTTTATTGTTTTTTAAAATATGTTTTTATATAATGTGGTAATTTAAAAAGAGGAGCTTAATATGTTTGTATATACCTTAGGTGATGTAGTAGGAATTAGTATTTTTTTAATAGCTTTGTTTGGTAGTTTAATTGCTGTTTATATTGCTTCAAAAGATGATAAGAAAAGGTTTAAGTAATGTTAAAAGATATTATTGAAGTTTTATTAGCTGGTGTAGCAGTATCTTGTATTATATCTATTATTTTGATTGGATATAGTATTTTTAGAGATGAAGGGATAAAAAAATGAATAAAGAAAAAAATATTTATAATATGAAGTTGCACGATGTAATTTCTGAAAGCATAAATCAATGCAGTACTCTTATATTGAAGGTACACGGGGGCTGGTTATATACATTTGATTATGGGCATCAAGTAACAAGTAGTTGTTTTGTTCCAGACACAAGGGTAAACGACAAAGATTATGAAACATTAGCAAAGGAGTTTACTCATTATATGAAAACTCACGATAATAATTTTCATTTAGATTTAAGCGAATTAGATTTTGATGTAGAAGAAATTAAGTGGATAGAAGATAGATTAAATAATAGTTAAAAATTAAGGATAAAAATGAAATTTACAATAAATGAAAAATTAACTAAAAAGTTAAAAGGGTTAGAAACAATAGGCGTTGAAGTTGAACAAGGTTTAATTGTGGGAATAAAAGAAAACGATGAAATAGTTCCAATTAGTCAAGAAATTATGGAATTAGTATGTTTATCTTTAATGGGTAAAAAGAAAGTATTAGTTGAGTGTTTTGATGAAAAATTTAAAATTACTCTTGAACAAGTATTATGATTAATAAAGTGTTTAATGAGGATTGTTTAGAAACAATGAAGCGTATGGCTGATAAAAGTGTAGATTTGGTTTTGACTGACCCGCCTTATGGGATTGGAGCAGGGAATGATGTATGTAGGCATAGCCATAAGCATAATAAAAAAGATTGGGATAGCAAAACTCCATCACAAGAAATATTTAATGAAATATTTAGAATTAGTAAACATCAAATTATTTGGGGAGGTAATTATTTTAATTTACCTCCTTCTAAATGTTTCTTAATTTGGGATAAAAAAATTTCTTATGATTTTACTTTAGCAATGGCAGAAATGGCATATTGCTCTATTGATTATCCTTCTAAAATTTTTAGACAACATAATAGAGTTGAAAAACTAGGCTTACACCCAACTGAAAAGCCATTATCTCTTATGAATTTTTGTATTGAATTTGCTTTACAAAGAGACAACACAATTAAAACTATTTATGACCCCTTTGCTGGAAGTGGTACAAGTTTAGTATGTGCAAAAAGTAGAAATTTAGATTATATTGGTAGTGAGTTAGATAATGATTATTTTAATATTATAAATAAAAGACTTGAAAGTGTGCAAGGGAGCTTATTTTAATTTAATATTAAAATGATATAATAAAAAATGCATTCGCATATCCTTTATGAAATTTTTCTTTAACAATAGGAATCTTGGCAACTAGCCACTCATTGCCGTGGGTGGCTTTTTTATTAGCTTAATTCTTTCAATTCTTTAATAGTTAAAACTTTACCTTTTTGCGAAACTAAATCAGATAAAGTTATTTTCCCTTCTTTAAATAGTAAATATCTTTGTTCTCCTAAATATTCTTTTTGAAATGCCTTGCCTTGTTTCTCAAACCATTGAGCAGCACTTATATCTGCTGGCACTTGTCCGTTCATACTTGAACGAGTTCCAACACTAATTTCTTCTATATCTAAACCTAATTCTTTATAGCTTTTAGTAATCGGTAAAAGAATACATCTACAATTATAACCAGCTGGACTATTTCTAAAGTAATATTTTTTACCTTTTTCGTTTAAACCTTTTCCGTTTAAATCCCATTCAGCTTTATCTAAGAGTAGGTGTTCAACCCGAACTCTGCTATCGAGGGTTGCGTGCCATTGATAGCCTTTAAAGATATTTTCATTTTCTCTATATGTATCTATGCGTGTATTATTTACAACAGTTGATAAAGATGTTTTTACTAATGTTCTAATTTTATTATCTGTTAAGTCTGTAATATATGGTTTTAAGTTTTTTATTATCTCTTGTGTTGTGCTTCCATTTAGCACTCCTAATCTTATTTGATTTTGAAAAGTATCTTTAATCTTATCATCTAATTTATTAAATGCTTCACTTATTAAATAACCATCACTAAGAATTGAGTTTTTAACTATCTTACTAACCAAACTATCAGGCAAAGTCTTATTCATAATATCAACCGCAACAATTCCATTTATAGCTTTAGGAATAAATGAAGCTTCAGTAATTGCTACCTCATTAAAGTTATCTTCAACACTTGCATAATCTAAACCGATGCTTGAATTAATCTCTTTAATAAT